CGCATAGACGCGCGTGCCGATCGGAACGGGACGCTTGAGCGCTGGCGACAGGTGGTAGCGATAGGCGCCGTCGCGGAACACGCGCCAGTGGCGGTAGACGGTCACATCATCGCCAAACCGGATGCGCGGCGCGGTAGTCGGTACGGTTCCCTCGGGCTCCAGATTGATCGCGCCGAAGTTGTACTGGTCGCCAGAAAACTCGGACGCGCCCGCGGACATGTCGCCCGTCGTGGCGAAGTCGGTCGCGGTGGCTGTAAGTCCGGCTTGCGACACGCGCAGCGAGTAGGCGTTGCCAGCCGTGCCGGCCACCTTGGCGCGCAGGTTGACGGACTGGAACGGAGCCCATGCCTTGCGCGTCGGCGTGCCGAGATCCAGGCAAGTGACTGTGAACTCTTGCGCGTCGATGCCGCTATCGGCAGACAGGCCAGACAGCGATCCATTGCCGATGCCGGCATACACCGGGGCGCTCAGTTGCGGCGCGCCGTTGATGGCGTTGCTCGTGACCTCGATATCGACCACGGCGTCATCCGCGCCGCTGTAGCTGCCGGACAGTTCCACCGTGCCGCCGCCTTCGGCCACGCGCGACACCAGCTCCCACGCGGACGAGGCAGTCGTGTTCGTCGCCGTGAGCGTCGCGTCGCGGACGATGTTTTCGAGGCCGGTCGGGTAGCGCATTGGGTCAGCGGCTCAGTCGGTTGATTCGTTCGAGTTCGGGGACCACGGACTGCTCGACGAACGCGCGCGCCTGGTCAGTGGTCATGCCTTGCACGTTGATGACGATCTGAGGCGCGCTGCGGCCGCCGCCTGCGGCGCTTCCGCGGCTGCTGGTTGCGGCAGGCGCCTGCTCCTGCTGCGTCTGTTGGGCGCCGAATCCGCCAGCTATTGCGGCCTGCTGCCGCTCGATTGCGGCCGCCTCACGCTCTGCCATTTTCGCGCGATCGCGCACTGCCTGCGTGCGCTGCAGTTCAAGTTGCACAAGCCGTTCGATGCTGGTCGTGTCATCGCCATACATGGCGTGCAGGCGCCGTCGAATCTGCGCCTCTTCGTCCATCGCGGCATTCTGGCGCTCAAGCCGCGCAATGCGGTCTTGGACTCGCTTTTCGGACTCCTGATACTGTCGATTGATCGATTCCCAGACGTCGATCACATCGCGACCGCTGCGGGCCTGCGACTGCATCTGTATCGCCAGGTCGATCAGCTTCTTTGACATGTTCCCCAGGTCAGCCTGGGCGGCGGCGGCTGCCTGGCCGATGTTCCCGAAGCTGTCACTGACTTGGCTGTTGCTGGATCGCAGCGAGCCCGCAGCGTCGCCGGCGTCACCGGCAGCAGAGGCAAAGTTGCGCAGGCTTCCGGCTGCATTGTTGGCCTTGTCTCCGGTGCCCTTTACCTCATCGCCGGCCTCTTTGATCTTGTCCTTTGCTTTTGAGATCTCAAGCTCAAGCTTTGCCGCGTCTTGGGCCAGTCGGACAAACTCAGGCGACCCAACAGGAGCCGCTTCCAGCGATTCCCGAACATCCTTAAGCCTCTGCTCAAGCTGAGTTATTGAAAGCCCAGCAATATCAGCCGCCTCTGCTAGATTGCCAAGAGAAATCTTGGCGGGCTCAGGGACTTTTACAAGCTCTTTTAGCTCATCAACCGCCTTCTTTACGGCATCCGCAAGAGCGGCAAACGGTTTTGGCACAAGGGCATCTGCGAGCCTACCTATTTCAGACGATGCAGATTTTGCGCTAGGAGCAACCCCGTCAAGTAGTCGCTTAAACCTGTCGGCAGATTCGGACGTTCCACCAAATCTACCTGATAGCCTGTCAAGCGACTTTCCTACGCTCTTCTCGGACTCCTCAGCCTGCTCTCTAAGACTTCTCCACAGGCCCTCTGCGCCTTCGTCAAATACCGCAAGCGGCTCAATTATTGCAGCGCCAACGGATGCGGTCACGCCCTTGAGCGACTGGAATGTGATTGAAACAAGATCGCCAAACCCGCCGATAGTGCGACCGGCAATATCAAAAGCACTTGCAATCGTTGCTAGGTTTTCAGCAACAGCAGTTGAGAAATCAACCACGCGCGTAAGGGCGTCTGTAAGGTCAACTGACGCGACAAAATCGCCAAAGCCTTTTATTCCAGCCGTCGCAATCTTCGTGAAGTTCTCAACAATAACGTCAAATTCTTTTGACTGCGAGAATGCAATTAGCCTTTCTGATAGTCTTGTTATCTCATCGCCAAGCGGCTCAAGAATCGGCGCAATAACGGCATTGCGCAGGTTTTCGATGTTGTTCTCAAACTTTTTGACGATTGAGTTAAAAGTTCCGCCCATAATGTCGGCGGTTCTTTGCGCAGATCCAGATGCGTCGCTGAGTGCTGCGTTTAGCGCCTTGATCCCCGAGCTGCCCTGACGCGCAAGCGCAAGGATTGCCGGCCTTGCTGTCGTATCAAGCGACAGTAGTATTTTCCCAGCCCCGTCGCCCTTATCGGCGAGCGCCTGCATAACCTCGGTAAAGTCGCGCGTCTTTATACCGGCAGAATCAAGCGCCTTTGCGAACTTGCTGCTAGGATCCTGCAGCGCCGTCAGTGCATTTGCAAATGCTGTGCCGCCTCGCGACCCCTGAAATCCAGCATCGGCCAGCTTGCCGATAATCGCTGTGGTTTCCTCCAGGGACAAGCCAGCCTGTGCAGCAATCGACGCCGAGTAGCTAAGGGCGTCCCCCACTTGCCTTACGTCCGTTTGACTCTTGTCAGCCACAGATGCAAGGACGTCAGCAGCGCGGGCCGCATCCGTTGCCGCTAAACCAAATTGCGTCAGCGTTGTAGTTACAAACTTGGATGATTCGGCAACGCTAAGTTGCTGCCCCTGCGCAAGAGCAAGCACAGGATTAAGCGTAGAGATCGCATCTGATGCGGAGTAGCCAGCGCGCGCTAGTTCCGCGAGCCCATCAGCCGCCTCGGTGCTGCTGAATATAGACGCCTGCGATGCGGCAATTGCTGCGTTTTTAAGCCTATCAAGCTCTTCTGCACTTGCCCCAGTGACCGCCTGCAGCGCCGCTAGAGACTGCTCGAAGTTTCCAACGCCAGTAACCTGATCTGCAAGAAATCCGCCGGCAGTCTTGATCGCATCAAATGCCTTGCCTGTTAACTCTGCAGCCGCATTGACCTTGACAATCGACGCCCCAAGGTCGTTTACATTCTTGCGAATGTCTGCAATTGATCTGGAAACGCCGTCAATTAGGCTGAGGCGTAATGCGATGTCCTCTTTAGCCACGGAGCGCCCCCGCAATTCGCCGCCTTAATTCTTGAGCTGCGCGCCCAATCACCTGCGTCACCAAAGGCTGTTGAACCGCATCGCGCGCCAGCATGTCTGCAACAGTTGGGCCGTAAACGCCCCTGATGTTTTGACGGATCTTCCCTGCATACCGGCCTTTTTGCATCACTCTCTTGCCGCCAGTTCGCACAAACGGGAACAGATTCCCACTAAGGGCCGGAGCGATAAAGCCAGTGTTGATTAACACCTGCTTGCCTCGTATGAACTGACCACGCAAAGGCTTTCCCCTTGGCGCCTTAAATCCATATGAGATAGCTGAAATCGTCCGCTTCTTGCCTGTAATCGTTACGCTTGTCTTGTCAGACGTAACGCTTACATCCTCAGCAATGCGCGCCTGTTTGATGTTGTAAACCGCAGACGCGGCGCGCTTTGCTTCAGTCGTTGCGGCGCGTCGCATCGATCCAACGGCCTGGCCGAAGTCCTTATCTGCGTCAGCGCTAACAGTTGCAAGGCGCTTTGCAAGTACGGAAAGGCCGTTGTCAAACTTTGTCGGCATCAGGCGCCCTTGGGGATGGCCGAAGCAATCATTTTTGCTCTGATTGCGTGCGGGTCGAGCGCTGCCGAGAGATGCCCAACAACCTTAGCGGCAGCCTGCTGCATTTCTACCGTCAGAATCCCTGGGATTGCATCAACAATCCCATCTATTGCGTCAGTTGCGCGCATCCCATACACGCTATCAATGCTTTTCCCGCTGCTAATGGCATATAGCGGCACCAAAGCCAAAACCGGCGACAGCGCGCCGGCTTGGCTTGGTGCCACAAATGCCGACAGCGCCTGCAATTCCGCAAGCGTCATGTCGATAGCTCCTTACGCCCGGCCATCGAGAATGATCTGAGGCGTGCTGCTGTCCTTCTCGTTGATGCCGAGTCGCATCTCGACAGAGGCCGTCGTGGTGTCACCGATGAACGGCAGCTCCCCGTTCGGCGAGATCTTGCACGACGAGATGAACAGGTCGCGGTTGTCGCCTTCCGAGTTGTCGGCGATGAACCGGAACTGCCCAGCGATGGACCCGGATCCGCTCGTCGTGGTGCGGTCGCGCGTCTCGGCAGCCGGCGTGTAGTCGACGTTGAGCGACAGGTAGTCGCCCGTGACCTCGGTATAGAGATCGCAGGCCGCGGCGATATCACCATCCGGCTCGATGCCGATGCGGCCGGAGGCTGCGTTCAGCAGGTAGTCGTCGGCGACGGTAAACGCGCCGGTTGTGCCGAGGAACTTGACCACGGCGGTTCCATCGGTGGTCGCGTCACCAACGTTCGTGGTGGTGTAGCTGGGCGCGCTGCCCGCGGTGGTGCCGGCAGTCGTCACCAAGAAAACATTGGTGCTGCTCTTGAAGATGTCGCCAACAACGTAAGCCGTCGAGTTGACGCGCGCCGCTGCGTTGACCAGTTCGTAGAGCTTAACCGTGACCGACGAGACGTTGCGCACGCCAGCGACGTGAGTCGTGCTCGCGCCGAGCTGATACTCGCGATTGCTCTCAGCGTTGCGGATGCGTTCGTTCGTGACCGGCGTTGCGGCCTGCGTCACGGTCGCGGTGCTGCCGGCCATGATCAGCGCGAGATTGTCGGCGCTCAGGTCGTTGATGGTGAACGTGCCCTCGAAGTCCACCTGAGTGACCCATTCGCGGATCTTCTTACGGGTCGCCGTGCGCGAGCTGTAGTAGCTCTCGACCTCGGACGTGATCGTGATGTTGACGGCCGAAACTTCGCCGAGGTCGCGCTCGCCCATCGGAAGGCCGGCGGCGTCGAAGGGTGCGAAAAAGCAGATGCCGCGGCCGAGCACTAGGTTCTCGACTTTGGTCAGGGGGGTGTGTGCCATGTTGTTCTCCAGAGTCGGAAAATGAAAAAGGCCCGCGCGATGGCGGGCCTTTCCGGGTGTTGCGGTTGCGGTTTGGTTAGTGCGTGATCGTCTGTTTCGCGTTGACGCGCACCCGGGTTCGGATCCCGAGCGCGCCCGATGCGAGCGCCTCGGGGATCAACTCGTTTCCGAGGTAGCGGATAGCGCCGACCTCGACGCCAGCCAGCTTGAGACGCCCGGACGGGACCAGCACCGCGCGCCGGACGTCGGCCTTGATGTCTGCCGCCGCGTCTGCTGTTTCGATGCCGTCAAGCCTGCGATGGGCGTCGATGTGGATGACCAGCGCCAAGTCATACACACGCTGGTTGCCGGCGATTCCCTCGCCTTCGGCATTGACGGTGCCGTAGCTCTCGCTGGCGGTGTAGACCAGCGTTTGCCAGTCGGCATCATCAGCAAGCTCGCCGAAGATGAAAGACCGGCGCACGTCCGAACCCAGGTCTGTGGCGTAGCCGTTCGCCGTGCGAACACCGGCCATCAGCGCGGCGATCGCCGACAGTGCATCGGCCTCGGTACTCATGCGCAATCACCGCGCACAGGCGCGCACGCCCACCACTGCATGCTGTCGTCTCGCTCGCCGGTTGGCTTCGTCAGGCGCCACGACCGGCCATCGTCACCGATGACAAGACCGTTTGCCTCGACCGTGACCGTGGCGGCCTCAATCCCAATCTGGCGCGACCGCACGAATGCCGCCACGCCAGATTCGGGGCTGCCGGCGTCGATCATCTGCTCTTCGTCGTAGTAGTAGGTGATCGGCGTCTCGACGCCATCGGGTGAGCGATACGTTCCCGTATCGCCCAACCCGACGCCGGCAAAGGCCGGCAACGCCAGTGCGTCGAACTGGCGTTGCCATGCGCGCATGCCCATTACGTGACAGTCGCGTTGCCCGGCGTGAGCTTGATGGTGCAGGTGGTGTCGCTGCTGGTGCCGGCGACCCACGCAATCGCGGCGCCGGTGACGTCGCCCGATGCCGGCGTGGCGGCCGAGTCGTCGAACTTGCCAGCGGATACGTCCCAGATGAGCTTTTCTCCCTGCGCGAACACAGCTGCCGTGACCTTCGGAACGCCAGAAAACACGCCTTCGACCGCAACCGCGCCGCTGCCGGTGGTCGCGGCAATGTCGGTCAGCGCAATGCCGATGGTGTGGCCCATCACAACCACATCGCCCGCGGCGATGGCCGAGCCGCTGTTGGTGTAGATGATCACCCCGCCTTCCTGCTGATACTTCGTCGTCATGTCTCAACTCCTGAAAATGGAAAGGGCGCCGAAGCGCCCTTGAATTGCCGATTGCGCCCCTATCAGGAGCCG